TACAGGGTCGTGGTCCTGCACAGGTCTTTACTCCAGTGTGCTCATTGCCAGAAGTAGAAGCACTAATGTATAATTGGAGCTTCTTTGAAACTAATATTCATAGCCGCAGTTATAGTCATATTATCCGTAACATCTATAATGTACCAAAAGATATCTTTAATACAATACATGATACACAAGAGATAGTCGATATGGCTTCGAGTGTGGGAAATTATTATGATGCATTGCACCTTATTAACTGCCGTAAAGAAGCAGGTGAAAAAATTAATGAAAAGACTCATATCAAAGCGATTTGGTTGGCACTACATGCGAGCTATGCATTGGAAGCATTCCGTTTCATGGTTTCATTTGCCACCTCACTAGCCATGGTAGAAAACAAGATATTCATTGGTAATGGTAATATTATCAGTTTGATCTTACAAGACGAGATCCTACACAAAGAATGGACTGCACTAATGATTAACAGTGTGGTAAAAGAAGATCCTCGATTTGCCGAAGCTCGTGCAGAATGTGAACAAGAAGTGTATAATATGTATATGGATGTGATACGCGAGGAAAAAGAATGGGCAGACTATCTCTTTAGCAAAGGTCCTGTAATCGGACTCAATGCTAATATTCTAAAAGAGTTTGTAGATTTTACAGCCGCAAATTCTCTCAAGGATGTTGGAATTAAATATAATAATCCTGCACCAAAGTCAACACCTATTCCTTGGTTCAACAAGCACAGCGATACAAGCAAGAAACAAACAGCACTACAGGAGAATGAAAGTACAAACTACGTGATCGGCATCATGAGTGAAGCCATTGACTACAGTGAGTTACCAGAATTATAATATGATTACAGTATACAGTAAAAACAACTGTCCATTTTGTGACAGAGCAAAAGCACTATTAGAAAGCAAAGAAGTTCCATTTGAAGTTATCAAAATGGAAGAACATACTGGTGCACGTGAATTCCTAATGGAACAGGGCTTGCGATCAGTGCCACAAATTTTCAAGGACGGCGTTCTCCTACCTGGTGGCTTTCAAGGCCTTGCAGGTAAGGACGAAGCATTTTTCGAAACATTAAAAGGATAATATGTTAATTAACAAAGGTATAACAGTAGGCGAAGTAGTAACAATTAAAACAACTGCGGGCGAGGAAATTGTCGCCAAACTAGTTGAAGAAAACCCAATGGCTATCACAGTAAGTAAACCATTGGTGCTAACCGCAAGCCAAAAAGGTATAGCGTTAGTTCCCTTCTTGTTTACTACTAGCCCGGATGCAAATATCACTATCAATAGAGCTACTGTAATGGTTTTGGCTCCTACTGATAAAGATGCATCGGATACGTATATCCAAAACACAACTGGCATTAAGCTAGCTTCAGCATAATGCCAGCAGTAGCTAGACAAGGCGATCCAACAACTACCGGACACGGTTGCGATAGTACTACGACTGTAGTAGGCCCGACCGGAGCCACTGCCAAAGTCTACGCTAATAATATTGCTGTAGAATGTAAGGGTAACCCAACAGCCTCTCATACTATCAACTCTGGTAATAATTGTGTTAATCACCCTGCTGTTATCAATGTTGGATCTAACAATGTATTCGTTGGCAATATCTCAATAGCCCGAAAGAATGATTCCACAGACGGCGGCGCAATTACTGCCGGAAGCCCAAATGTATTCGCCAATGGGGCTTGACATTTAATTTTAACCCCTGTAAACTAGGTATAAGTACTTGGTACTTCATATAAAGGATTAATAAAATGGCTACAAACAAACACGCAGAATTTACAGCAATCGTAGAAGCGATGGAAGCAGACTTTGAAAAGTTTTATGACAAGGAAGTTGGCGCTGCCGGCACCCGTGTTCGTAAGCACTGTCAAGACCTGGCCAAATTGTGCAAAGAAACTCGTAACGATGTTACCGCAGTTAAGAACGCTCGTAAAGAAGTAAAATAATCACATAAATACTGCATGGCATACAGTGATAAGGTAATTGACCACTACGAAAATCCAAGAAATGTTGGATCATTTCCAAAAGATGATCCAACAATTGGTACCGGTATGGTTGGTGCACCTGCTTGTGGTGATGTAATGAAACTACAGATAAAGGTAGATCATGACACAGGTATTATTACAGATGCAAAGTTTAAAACATACGGCTGTGGTTCGGCGATTGCAAGCAGTTCGTTAGTTACCGAATGGCTTAAGGGAAAGACGCTCGATGAAGCTGGAACAATTAAAAACGCTGAGATTGCAACAGAACTAGCATTACCTCCAGTTAAGATACACTGCTCCATCCTAGCAGAAGATGCTATCAAGGCGGCCGTACATGATTATCGTAACCGAAACAGCCACTAAGAAAATCAAACAGAATTTAGAGCGCCGTGGTCGAGGTGTAGGTATTCGTATAGGTGTAAGAACTACAGGGTGCAGTGGTTTGGCTTATACTATGGAATATGTTGACGAATATACCGCTGAAGTTGGTGTAACAAATTTTGGTCAACCAGATTTTGTATTGTTAGTAGATGCTAAAAGTCTAGCCTACCTAAATGGCTTGACGATGGATTGGGTTCGCAATGGACTCAATGAAGGATTTGATTTCATCAATCCAAACGAACGTGATCGCTGTGGGTGCGGCGAATCATTCAGAGTTTAAACCAAAAATACTTGACTTTAACAGTAGATAGTTGTATAATAACAGTTATTGTTAAACTTTTGGAGAAACATTTTGACTATGCATTTAGAAGGTCCGTGGCTCAGTACCACCGGCAAAAAGAAAGGCAAAAAGAAATTCGCTTCGGCAGAACACGCAAGAAAAGCTAGAGAACAAGAAGAAAGTTGGAAAGAGTTACAAAAGCGGTGGGGTATTGAAGCTGAAGAAAAGAAACGCAAACGTGCTTTAACCAGTGAAGTTTGGAAACCTGACAGCAAGCCGTTTAGTAGGTATGGCACAGACATCAAGCATCCGAGCTTGCCATTTACCGGTGGTGCCTGCACTTTACCCGCACCAAAAGTTTATACTGGAACTATGGTAAAAGGCATTGCAACCATGCATAAAAGCAATGCAGTGCCGGTTTTTAGTGATGAACAGGCGGTAGATATCTCTAAAATGAGGAGATAACTATGCCGTTTTATAATAATAGTTGTTTACACCTACACACAGAGGATAACTATATATTGTCCCCAAAGGGTTTGGGGCAAAAGAAGAAATGGCTAATAAAGGAGAACGTAAGACAGCCCAATAAATTAATGATGGTACTAGCGACACCTCATCCAGCGTAAAGGAGAAAAAAATGATACGCATTATCAAAACAGTAGTAAACTGTCTAGTATTACTAGCAGTAATTTTAGTAGCACATCAAGCAGTTACAAAAAAGTTCGAGAACTTAAAAAATTCCCGAGAATCAGTAAGTCCGATCACAGCGGACATAAGACAAAAACAATTAGATTGCCTAGCTCGTAATATCTACCACGAGGCCGGATACGAACCTTTTGAAGGTAAAGTAGCCGTGGCGCAAGTTACTATTAACAGAACAGAAAGCGGGCAATTCCCGTCAGACATATGTCAAGTAGTATACCAAAAAAATATCGTATACGAAAAAGTCCTTTGCCAGTTCAGCTGGTACTGTGATTCTGCAAGTCTTAAGAAGCCTATGAACGGCCCAGTATACACTGAATCTATGGAAGTAGCCAAAAAAGTGCTATTAGAGGGATTTAGACTTCCAGATTTAAAGAAAGCTTTATACTTTCACGGTGACTATGTAAGACCGGGATGGAACAAGAAACCAGTGGCCAAAATCGGCCGACATATTTTTTATAATTAGGAGATAACATGAATTTGACTATTCTTACAGAACGTATCAAGACTAATATTAGTGATCTTTTTAATTTAGATTTGTGGGTTAAAACAATTAAAGAACATGCACCACATGTAAGTGCAGAAACAATGGGTTGGGTGGCTGTAATACTGATGCATCTAGCAACCATCCCAACGCTGTTAGCGGTCCTGACAGGGCTAACTGAAAAGATGCCACCTGTAGATCTAGTATTGTTTGCATGGGCCGGACTATTCTGCTTTTTTATTAAAGCCGCCATCCAAAAGGACTTTTTAAACATTGTAACTATTGGATTTGGTTTCTTTGTACAAGCAGGACTGATGGCTATGATTATTTTTAAATAAACCAATAAGATTGCACATAAAACACCTCTATTGTATACTTGTACAAGAGGTGTTTTACTGATAAATATCTTATATTACAAGGAGCATAATAATGCCATCAGGATTTCAA